CGGCCCAGATCCGGTGGAATCGATTCTAGGGTCTATTTTACCGTGGATTGCGGTTGACGCTCGACTTTGGGTTGATGACTATTCTCACAAAAAATGCGAGTGACCCGGGATTGGCTGGGATTGGGCGAATCTGCGTGGGATTTCCGCGCCAGTGTTGACTTTAGCAAAACTTCAGGGCTTTTGAAAAATGCGAGTAAGTGAGAATTTTTTTTACCAAAATCGTGTTTATTAAGGCAAATTCTCACAAAAATGCGAGTAGGTTCTACTTGGCGTTTTTTTTTTTTGTGTATCGTTCGCGCACCGTTCGTTTTTCATCTCTCCTTGTTTTTAGTTTCGCTTGAACTGACAATCCCCATGTCCAAAATAAGGGTAAGGGCGGTACGCGCTTCCGGTTTCAACCGCATATTTTTTTTAGCCAGATGGTCTTCGATGTGAAGCGTGATATCGACAATTGCAAAAAGCTTGTCATTTTCAAACCCGTTGATATTCTTGAATATATCTTCACCGTAAAGCCAGGACGGATCAGCATCATCAAGAAGGACCGCCAGCCCCATAACTGTAGATTGAGCAGGCCGGAAACCTTCTTCAAATCTCTGATATTCGGATTTATCTATTTCCATAGAATCGGCCATTTCTTTTTGTGAATAGCCGAATTTTTTTCTTAGCGATGCAAGCCGCTCTCCAAATTCTGGTATATATTTCAATGGATTAGATTGTTTGTATCGCCTGTTCTTTTCCCTCTTTTTCATTTCTGCTGCGATTGATAGTAAATCAGAATGATGCCTTAATAATTTAGCTTCTTCATCAAATGGCTCCCCTTCTCCAGTAAGAAGCCAGGCACGCCGACACCCGAAATAATCCAATAATTTCTTAAGGTTCTTTGGTGATGGATTACCACCACCTTCATAGCGTTGATAGGCACGATAACTGACTCCTACCAGAGCGGCAGCCTTATTTTGTTTCAGCCCCTTCTTTTTTCTGATAAAGGACAGCCTTTTCCCAAAATCACTATTATTCACGCAATAATTCCTAGATTGGCGTGCACCACCTTTACTGTCAAGGTGGTGCATTTTTTCCAGTTATTTCAAAGGTGAATCATTTAATATATTTTTTAATAATTACAACAAGATGTCTTTTTTGCGTAAAATTCAAGGTGGAACACGCCATTTAATGCTTGACGCGCCATTTTTTGTCGTCTATTATTAGGTTAAAAAATGGACCCTAAAAACAGATACCACCATAAATTGAAAGTATCAACGTCAAAGAAGGAAGGGAAAATGGACAGCCCACAAAGTCAGATACCGCTTCCATTATCAGAACATAATACCAGTCGTTTCAAAGCCGGAAAATTCAGACGGAAAGAATCCGTCAAGGAAGCATGCAAACGTGCTTTGGCCGAATGCGGTTTAAGCCGGGAAGAATTTGCCGTAGAGATTTCCAGGTTGACCGGAGATGATGTTTCCATCCACAGCCTGAACAACTATATCGCGGGTGGCAAAGCGGATCGACGGTTACCGGCAGAGTACCTGGAAGCATTCGCAGCGATCACAGGGGATAACAGAATCCTTGAAGCTGCCATACAAAACCACAAGATCCTATCCGGCTTTGAGATAACCGTCTATGAATATGGGGCTGAACAATTGGAAAAAATAAAACTTCAAAAACGAGAGAAGAAATTAAGGGCAAGACTTGGGATTTAAACGAAAGGAGATGTAAACATGTTTAAACCAGAGGTAGAAAATGGCGTCAATATTCGAGTCATGATGTTACGGAAGGGCATCACTCAAACCGGTGTAGCAAAAGAGTTAGGTCTCACGCCGTCTTCTGTTAATAAGTGGATTTCAAAGCGTTCTAAATCCACAAGAATCACAAAAACCTTTATCGCCAAAGGGTTTCCCGAAGAATGGTTTAATGACGGCATGGTGGTATGAAAAAGACTTATACAACTAAGGAGATCTCCAGTATCACAGGATTTTCTAAACCTACTGTGAGAAGACTCGCTGCACGAGAGCGATGGGAGTATGATAACGCAATCGGTAGTGGCGGTGAAACAAAACAATATTTTTCATCTTCGTTTCCGCCAAAGATTCGCAAAATCATTGAAGCCTTTGAAAAGAAAGAACGGATAAAAGAAATAAAAGCCGATCTTTCCAAAGACGGAATGCAAGCCATCCCCGAGATGTTTAAGGACGAAAAGAAGCGGGCAATGTTAACCGTCTGCGCAAAGATACAGGCTGTCCCCTACGGGATCACCAAGCATGAATGGGTCCGGCTGCTGGCGAAAGAAACCGGCAAGCACCCGGCCACACTGTATCGATGGGTTGAAAAATTCAATAAAAACCCCGTGTCATTCAGCAATAAACAAAACACCCTTTCAATCAATATCAACTCTAGAACATTTGAAGATCCCGCAATAGATTGGGCTGTCAGCGAACATCTGAGCGATCTTAGAAAACCAAAACGGGATCTTTACCAGCTACTTAAAATAGAGGCAGGAAAACAGAATTGGCAAATCGGATCGGAAAAGACCTTTTATCGGATCTTAAAAAAGATCAAGTCACCTTTGATCGATTGCGCCAGGGGCGGAAGGAAAGCCATAGAACAGCAGATGCCAAGGATCGAGAGCGATATCACAGTTTTCCATGTTATGGAAAGGCTTGTGGGAGATCAGCATATCGGGGACCATGTAATTGTTGACAGGAATAACATTATGGTGACCCCAGCCATGTATGCATGGGTCGATCTCCGATCCCGCTTTTTCACTGGACTCTATCCAAGCATTTCTTCCTACAATGCATATGATGTCGGCATGGCGCTACGGGAATCATGTGAATACGGCATTGCGAAAGAGATGTATACCGACAACGGGAAGCCGGAGATTTCTAAACATTTATTAAATATTCGGCATCAGTTAAACGGGCTTGCCACATTTGGTGAGCTGGACTGGATCGAGGACCGGTTGCCTGATGATTTCTATGGAATGAATCACAAAAAAGCCCGCGTCAGAAACCCTCAGAGTAAAATAATCGAGTCGCTTTTCTGGCATGCAATCGAGGCAAATCTGATCAAGCAGGGGGTTCCTGGTTACGCAAAGAGAAGTCAGAATGAATATGAAAATCTAAGGGCACAAAAAGAGATCAAGCGGCTTCATAAACAAGGGAAACTGCTAAACGCGAATGAGTACTTTGCGGAAGTCAAAAAGGCTGTTGATACATGGAACGGACACTTGATGCAGACAGAAAGCATCATACCGGAAAAGTATTTCTTTGATCATATCGCCAATGCACCCATTGCCCATCTGGACGGAAAAACCCTTGATTTCATATTCCTTCCCTCAGCGGCCCGCGTGGTCAGGAAAAGCATGGTCCGTATCAAATTACCCGGATACGGTGTGTGCAATTTCTATTCACGGGATTTGTTTCCGCTTTCAAAACCAGCGAACAAGCCAGGAATAAAGGTTGAGGTCCGGTTCAACCCTTACGATCCGCAAAAGGTCTATATCTTGGATATCGATAAAAACAAACTTATCTGTATTGCGGAACGGTGGGGGAAAATAAATCCTAAAGACCCTGTGGCACTGTCTTCGAAAATACGAGAACAGATGGGGCTTGTTTCGTATTGGGAAAAATTGACACGGCAGCAAATCAAGAAAGCACGGCAGGTTGTCCGGTATTCACCGTATACACCGGCTGCCAGGAAGATCAGTGCTATTGAAAAATTTCGAAAGAAAATGCCATCGGATGAAGCGACGGATCTGGCACTAATCGAAGCCTATGCCAGATCTATGGGAACTTAACACAATAACCGGAGCCAGCAAATCGACGGTAAGTAAATTCCTAAACGGCGGACTCGTCAAGGGGAATACCGCAGAGGCAATCACGCAGTCGGCAGAATTTCTAATCGGTCAAAACAGGGAAAGTCTGCAAGCCGACCCTGTTTTGACCGAGTTAGAAAGCCGGCCCGAATCTGAAACCACAGCGTTTATAACCAAGGGTCAAAAAGTGTGCCGGGCCGTTCTAAGCTTCACCGAACAGGACAAAGAGTTTTCACTTATAACAGGACCCTCCGGGATTGGCAAGTCTGAAATTGCTAAGATGTATGCCAAGGAAAACGATGGTGTTCTGATGGTGGAGATGAAAGAAGCAATGACCTACGGCGATATTTTGACCATGCTTCTTGAGGTCATGGGCCAAAGCCCATCAGGATCGAACTATAAAAAATTCTGTAAATTGACGGATGCAGCACCGGCCTACCGAATGCTCATTGTGGATGAGGCGGATCTTTTCTGTAAGGGAACCGTGAATTCGTTTTTGAAAAAGATTTCTATTTTCAGGCAAATTTATGAAAGCGGACTCGGGGTCTGTTTGATCGGTCTGAACATCCTGGAAGAAAGGCTTCGGGAATCGGGGGAGACTTATATTTATTCCCGTTTCGGATACCAGCGGAAGTTGGGCGGTATATCTCCTGATGAGCTGGCGGCATTCTGGAAACAGCTTGGCGGGAAGGAATCCGACAACCTTGTTGAGATCCTGCGGATGTCGGCAAGCCGGGCATGGTTACGGACGCTTGAAAAGATATATTTAAGATCCAAGCGGGTGGGCGTTATGAGTGCCACCGCGCTTATTTTCGGTGGAGGGAGGTAGATAAATCATGACAAAAAAACAAAAAAACTGTAAACCGTCCCGCAGAAATAGCGAGCTTGCAATGATCCACATTGCAAAGAAAGACCTTGGCCTAAATGACGAAGTGTATAGAAATATCCTGGAAAGTGTTGCCGGTGTCAGAAGTGCAGCCGATCTGGATGAAATAAGCCGCCGTATAATCATCGAGCACTTCAAAGAGCTTGGATTCAATCCGCACCGGAAAGGATATAGATCCCATCACCGTAGCGCCAAACGCTCAGGAATGCACGTTCCGGCATCGGCGGATAGATCCGGCTTGCTTTCAAAGATCGGGGCGCTTCTTACGGTTATGGGGTTGCCCTGGTCCTATGCGGACGGAATAGCAAATAGGATGTTCGGGATTGCTTTTGTCCGGTGGCTCTATCCCGATCAGTTAAGGAAAGTCATCGCTTCATTGATGTATCGCAAAAAACGAATAAAGGGAAACAGTCAAAAAGAGGTGAATCGAAAATAGATAACTTTTGTGCCGGATAGGCCGATCACCGAAAAGGGCCGCCTTGACCCCTGCCGGCACAATCAAACAATTCAAGGCTTGACAGTTGCAAGGGGCTGTCATTCCGGGAAACAGCATTCCCGGTTTACAGCCTTTTTTTTTAAACATTAAGCGATCATGGACACCAAAGGAGGAAAAGCATGGAAAGGTATCAATACATGGATGCAATGGACTGTTTGGATGATGCGAGAAACCGCCTTGGCTTTATTTCTAGCATGTTTTCCGCTGCCAACCCGGATTCATTTGAGTTGGGCGAGTCTTCACTTGCAGGGTTTTGTGAATTATTACGTGGCATTGATGATCTTCTCGAAGAAGCCGAACATTTTATAAACGAGGAAAGGGCTAAAAGCGATTTGAAAAAAGGAGCCTCTGCACGGGTTGCCGGCCACACAGAGACTCCGATAGAAGCGGATCTAAATAGGTCCGCAACACAGTAAGTATCACACAACCAGAGACAAAAATCAATTAAGGGGGGGATGTATGGAAGTTCAAAGCTCAAAAACGAATTTTCATTTAAAAGGAGGGATTTATTTATGAATGATCAAACTAGAATAATGCAATTCTCTGCTGCCGGTAATCACTCTGCTGCCGGAATTTCGGTAGGATTGGATGAGCTAAGCAAGGGCCGCGCTGCTTTTGCGAAACTTCTTGTTCCGGAACTCGACACGGACGGCATTCCGCCATTCGGGAGTTTCCGGGACGCTTACACTTTTTTCACTGGAGATCCTGAAATTAATGGGGTTTTCAAGCCCGAAAAGGTCTCTGCTGGGCTTCGGGCTTGCATGGGTTTTAACAGCGCATCCTTTTCCTATGGTCTTCAAAACGCTTTGAGAATGTACGTTTCAAAGATCTATAAAACATTCCCATACCATGAAGACAAATTGATATCGGAAAAGAAGAAAGCCAATGACTTCAGGCTTATCCACTCGGTCCAGCTTGGATATTTCGGAGATCTCCCGAATTCAGATCCGGAAACGGCAGATTGGTCTGATATTGGAAGTTATGAAGATTCCGAGGCTCAATATAGGGTTGGGCAGAAGGGTGCCATCGTTTGGGTCACGCGGCGGCATATCATAAACGACTCCATTGATCTTATTAAAAACATGTGCGACCGGCTGGCACGGGCTGCGAGAATGACCCACGCAAAATATGTTTGGAATTTTTATATTCAAAATGCGCTGTGCCCGGACGGTACGGCGTGGTTTACGGCGGATCATGGAAACCTTGGGGTCAACGCCCTAAGCGTTTCGTCTCTGATTACCGGCTTGACGGCACTTGCCAACATGGAAGAGCCCGGATCTGGTGAAAAGCTCGGTATTGATTTCGCGTCTTTCAATTGGCACCTGGTTGTTCCGATTGCCTTGTGGGACTTAGGGGCGCGAGTAAATCAGACCAAAAGCTACTTTTCGTCCGATGATTTGACAGCGAAGATCCCCAGTGCGGTTTATCGGCTCTTTGGTGGAGGTAATGAGCGGATCGTCGTTTGTCCTTTCCTATCGGATGCCAATGACTGGGGAATCCTGCGAGACGTTGGAGATGTTCCAATTGTTGAAATGGGCTATTTGAACGGTCTGTCAGAGCCCGAACTTATCATAGCGAAAGGGCCGAAAGACAACCAGGTTTTGGCCGCAGACAAAATCGGATACAAAATAAGGCACGAATATGGAGGAACGCTTGCAGGGTACCAGGGGGGATATAAGAGCGTGGTCACATAAATAGTTTGTCCGCCGTTGATCCTCCTCGACGGGCATGCCCGGACCCGGAGCAATTCGGCAACCCTTTGAAAAAACTCAAAGGAATTGCTCCGGGCATACACTAAATTCAAAAATGGACATCTTTGTATACAAAAACATATCGATATAGAGCAAATTTTCACCGGCGCTGCCCTGATCCGGGGGGAACCGGTCTAAAACTGATGGGTTTATGTATACAAAATTGTGGTTTGACATAATGAGTAAAAGCCAATTTTTAACAGATATCGCAAAAAAATATCACCCCGATATTGAATGGGTTGGCTCTCATCCACTGGATACATGCTTTGGGCAAGCTTATAGGCCGAAGAGCTGCCCCAGTAAATATAGGATCGATATCGATTTCGAGAGGCTGAAATGCCCTAATCACATGTTTTTCGTGTTTTTGCATGAAGTCGGCCACATTGTCCATTATCATCTTGGCTATAAGTGTTTTAAAGGCGATAGAACAGC